TTGATAACACGAAGGTGCTTAAGACCGATGTTACCAACCATACCTGATTCTAATAATGCTCCCATTTTTTGTATTTTTTTGGTTTTTTTATTTTTTATTATTTTATTTTACTCATCAAATCTTTCATTCTCTTGAATTGTGGATTCTCATATGCTTTTGATTCCGACAAGACTTCTTGAGAACTTGATGTTTGAGGAGTTGTTGAGATTTTGTCAACTACTGACTCTGTAACGGGCTTTTTAGTACCTAACTCTGATTTAATTGTGTTGAATAAATTTTTAGCCTCATTCATAGTTGAAACTGAATCAAATCTCTTAAGAATATTCAATTTCTCTTGTTTTGTTGTTGAGTGTTCGGTAAATAAACGAGTAGCGTAAGCTAAGTTTGCGTTGAAAACTGCAACTTCGTTAAGTTTTTCCTTAAATAACACTAACGCTTTTTTGTATTCTGCGTTTTGTTTTTTTAAGGTTTCAACCTCTTCGTTGATTTCCTTACGACCAGATTTGTATTTTTTACCTTGGTTCGCAGGTTTTCTTACATCGTTAGCGAATGTTCTCGCGGCCTCTGACGCCTCTACTTCTTTTGGTTCATCACCTTCAGATGCTTCAACATTAGAATCCTCCTCATCCAACTCAATTTCGTATATAGGTTCTTCTTCAATTTCAGATTCACCCTCTCCATCAAGTTTGATGATATATTCTTCACCGTCCAAATCCATTTCGATATCATCTCCATCTTTTTTTACAACAATACCATCTTCTGGTTTCATTGCTTTGAATACTTTCAATACTTCATCATCAGATGCACCTGTCATATCCATAACATCGTCATCAAATGGCATATCGTCTGTACCCATGTCATCAGATGGCATATCGTCTGTACCCATGTCATCAGATGGGTTTAGTGCGTCTTCACCACCTTCTGAATCGATTGAATCGATACCTTTCATTGGATCTTCATTATCGAGGTCGTCTATATTTTCTTCATCATCCTCATCCTCATCTTCTGATTCTTCATCATCAGATTCGTCTTCAGGTTGTTCAGACATATCTTTTTCCTCTTCTTTAGGTTCATTAGACTCTTCATCATCTTTCATTGGAGGAACATCCCCCTCAGACACTTCTTCGTCTTTTTGACCCTCTTCTTCTGACTCTTTCAGCAATTCATTAAGTTCTTCCTTCATTGTTGAAGCAAGTATACCTTTTGCATTTTGCTTAACTGCCTCCTCAAGTGTTTGTACTTGAAGTAACGCTTGTTCTAAAATTGATTTTTCAGTCATTTGATTTGTTTTATTATCTTATAAATATTATGATTTTATAAAAAAATCGGGATGTCGTTATTAAAAACAGAATAAAACCTTTTACTTGGATAAAAATCTATCTAAATTCCCCATAAGTTTTTTCATTCTATCGGTAACAACAGGTTTTTCGTCAATAGATTCTTGGTATTGGTCTCTTTCAGACGGGTCTGTAAATATATAGGCACCCGGAGTAGATGGTGATGATACTAAATCAAAACAAACTAATTCGAAATCGTCTTGTACCACATTTTGACCTTTAACGTTCTTTAGTGAACCTACCCCACGTGAGGATATACCCAAAGTAGCCCCATTCATTAATAACATGGCAGCTTGGTCACCCTTAGTGGAAACAATACCCATTTTTTTCCAACCAGGAGATGTAAATAATTTAATTTTACCCATTAACATTTTACCATCCCACCATGTTTCCATAATTGAATGTGATACTCTATCTAAATCTATTAATGATGAGGACGGATGGTTTAACTCATTTAATGCTCCACCTTTTTTAATAAGATTTTGATATTTTTCATTTTCTCTCTTTAATAAAATTTCAGGGTAAATTCTACCGTTCTTATTTGGGGTGTCGTACTTTTGTAAAACCGCATAAAGAATAAGGTCTTCAGAGAAGTCCATATTCTTCATTTCAGAAATAATTTTCTTATTTTCGTCAGGTGAAACATGACCGGCGTCATATTCAATCAAAATCCCTTTGCCGGTTTCATTTGGTCCTAATATCTTCATTTACTATAGTAATTATACTATATAAATACATCGATATATAAGTTATTTTTTGTTTTTATTGAAGTTGAATAAGTTTTTATCGGATAAACCAGTTTCTACTATTGTTTCAATAATTTCTCTAATCAGTAATTTAGTTGTTTTTGATTTTACATCAAACTGTTTTTCAATAAACAATGTAACCTCTAAATTCATAAAAGACCTCTTTTCAATTTTTATACCCCTAGTCTTTATGTCTAAATCCACAATACATTGTGGTTTAAAATTTTCATTTTTTAAATTATAAACAATTTCCTTAATTACCCTTCTTGTTTTGTTTATTAAATAGTCAAAATCATCTTCATTGTTTTCTGGCTGAACCCAAGAATTAAGTTTTAGATATATTGTTTTTAAATTTTTAAAATCTACTGTTCCATATCCAATTTTAACATTCCTGTAATCTCCTAATGAGATATACTTTCCGTTTTTCATTACTTATTTCATATTTCATAATTTTATGGTGTAAATAAAAAAATAAATAAAATTATTTGAAATAAAAAATATTTTCACTATATTTTTAATATACTTATATATTATGTTAATAGTAAATGTCGATAAAAGTATTGAGTACGCTTTAAAGATTTATAAAAGCAAAGTTCAACGAACAAAACAAATTCAAAAACTCAGAGAGAGACAAGAATTTGTGAAACCTTCGGTAAAAAGAAGGGAAGAAATTTTAAAAGCTCAATACGTTGAAAAAATTAAAAATGGTCTTGATTAATCAAGACCATTTTTTAATTCTACTAATCTATAGTAATTTATTCTCGAAGATTTTTTATTGTTAACCTCTTCTTTAACATTGTTTAATTTAGATTTCATTTCATCATCGGATGATTCTATTAGTAAACCCTCAATTTTTTTAATTAAAGATTCCTTTAATTCATTAGTTTTAGATTCTAATTCATTTGTAGGAATTGATAAAATATCCTTTAATGTGTGTTTTTGTTCCTCACTTAAATTATTATCATATAACACATTAAAGTTATTCACTAATACCGCATGTAAAAGATTCTCATTTTGTGTATGAACAACCTTATCCGATTCTTTAATCTCCTTCTTGGTAATTAAATGTTCATATAATTTCTTTTTTGCGATTACTTTTTTATCTAAATTAGATAAACTCTCTTCTTCTGACAATTGGTCTAAAACAGAATACAAATCATTGTCCTGAACCTCAACATCTTTTAAAATTTCGTTCAAAGATTTACAAAACTCTTTAATTTTATTTGTTTTATTTTTTAAAACTGATGATAATTCTTCTACAAATAACTTCGCAACTTCCTTATCATCAAAATATTTTTTCTCCACCTCTTCGTAAAAAAGATACATTTCCTTAAAATCTTCGTTTTCTTTAATTGTTTTAAGGATTTTCTTCATCTCAGTTTTATTCTTTGATGAATAGGATTCTGTTAATTTACCTAATATTTTTGATTTTATTTTTCCGAAACTGTTCATTTTTAATCGTTTAAGATGTCTTTTATTTTATTTTCTATTTCATAAATATTCTGTTGAGCCTTGTTCATGTCAAATAAATCATTAAAATCTAATTTTTCTTCACCCAACATACCTAATATTTTTGATTTTCTACTTTCACTTAATGGTTCTGCCCCTCCCGCTGCTGGTTCTGGTGGAGGCGGGGTTCCACCCATTGCACCACCCATATCACCTCCAGGTGCCGCGGTTTGACCACTTGATTCCGCGGCTTTTCTTTCTTCTTCGGGTATACCGTATTTAGCGTCAACATCATCAAATACACCCGAACGTTTAATAATATTTTGAGTGTTCTGTAATTCAAATCCCATTGCTCTTTCAAGACGTTGTTGTTGTAAGTCAAGAATTACTTCACTATCACTCATACCAAGAATATTTTTCTTCGCCCACGTGTGTGATACAGGAAGAATACCAACTTGAGATTGATCAGAAGTTGCGTCTTTATATAGAGTAACCTTTTCTTTCCATTGTTCAATACGTAATAAATCTGATTGAGCCGATGGGTTAGTTAGGGATAATGAGAAATTACCCAACTCATCCTCTAATCCTAAAAGATATAAATGAATTAAAGCAATTTTATTTAGTTCCTGAATTAATGATTTTTGTATTCTATTGATTGTTCTTGCGAAACGAATATCCATTAGGGCTAAAGTTTTACCTTCACCCACAACTTCTTCAAAACCTAAGAACGCTTTAGGTATTCTTAGTGCTGCTAATAATTTCTTTTGAATATATTCAATATCCGCAATTTCACCCAAGTTTTGTGCTCCAGCTAATGTTTCAATCGGATTAGTTTGTGAGGGGTCACGAACAGGTATAAAATAGTCCTGATCAACAGCCATCTGATTATATCTCATATCCACCTGACCATTTCTTGGGTCGGCGATTTGGTCTCTTTTAAATTTATTTGCAACTCTTTGTACGTAAGCCTCAATATCTTTATCATCCATGTTACCAACAAACACTTTAAACACCCTTCTTTCAGGGGCTCTTGATGTTCTATAAATTAACATAGCATCTTCTGCAAGTAACAATTGTTTCCAAATACGTCTAATTTTATCCAACATAGATGTACCATAAGGAAGTTTTCTGTCGTCACCTAACAATCTAAAATGTGCTATTTCCCAAGATTGAAATTCCATTTCTTTGTTTTTCCACTGAAATCTCAATTCTCTTGATGGGATTTTAATGTCTCTTTCATTACCTGGTGTTTTAGATGATGCACCTTCAATTCTTTCAATTTCAATATTTGGTAATTGTTGACAACCAACAATACCTTTTTCAGGATCGACCTTCAAATAGACAAAGTTATCTCCATACTTACACAAACCACGCGTCCACATTTGAAGGTTTGTATTGATGTCTAATTTTTCCTTAAATAAATCCTCCAACAAATTCTTAACTCTATCTGATTCGGAATATATTGTTAATATTTCACCCTTTTCAGATAGTGTTGTTGATTCCTCTGCATATATATCGAGAGCCGCGGATATTTCAGGAGTGAACTCCATAGATTCATAATCATAATAAGCCGATAACCTATTTGGTTCATAATATACCGATTGATTGTAAAGAGATTGATCTAATTTTGTCCATTTATCCGCAATGTATTGACTTTGTTGAGCCTGTAACATCGCCTTTTCGTATTCTTCTCTACTATCAGTTTTTAAAAGTTCATCTTTCGAGAAATTAAAAGATGGTGAGTTCTCGGGTTTCGTTTTACCCGGAAAACCAAATACTCTTGTTAATTTCTGAAATACTGTGAGATTATTATCTGCCATGTATATAAATAGTTTTGATTATAATATAAACATTAATTCTTAATTAGGAAACATTTTTCTTTTTACTAAATAACCAAGAATACTCTTGATAGGCGGATTTCGAAGTATTCATGGGGTTATTTTGATGAAAAAATGATGGATCTGTCTGCATAGAACCTATTGGATCTAAAGATGTCCCATATGAATAAAAAGTTTTACTTGGCTCATATGTTCTTTCAGACATTGCCCAAGATTCTAACATTGCTTTGTTTTTTGAATCGTTTCTTTGTAATTGATTAAAACAAATGTCACCGGCGTACAACGCCATAGAAAGACTCATAATTGAATCATCATGTGATCCTTTCATATGGTCAGGTCTACCATTAATATAAACAAATGTGTTTAATTCGTTTAATAATCTAGTAGAACGTACCGCGAATCCTTTTCTAACCTGCTCTTCAAATGCCGCAACTATTTGGGTTCTTTTATTATTAAAATTTAATCCTGGTATTTTTTCCATTACTTTTTTATTATAATCCCATATATTTTGAGTATTAATACCATCAATATATAAGTTCTTATAATTCATTTCTTGTAACTTACGAGAAGTTGCAATACCCATACCACCAGTAATGTCAATTACAATAAACGCATCATATAACACACCCCATTTATACGCAATTGACGCCAAGTCATCGGGTGGTATTTTACCAATATATTCAACTACCTGTTCTCTATCATCAAAATCCACTATATTAATCGATGAAAAATCTTCACTATCACCCCTACTCACATCTACACCCATAATATATCGATGTCCATCTACAGGTTCTTTCCACTGCCAAAAAGTTCCCTGCATATATTTTTCCTTGGGTTGTCTAATCATATTCTTAGCAATGTTTTCCTGAATTTCACCAGGTATTACACCGTCACCTGAACCCAAGAAATCACACTCTAACTCTTGAGCAATTTTACGTCTATCATATTTAAATTTTTTAGACATGGACTCAAACCAAGATGAAAATGGTTTATAACCTTGTTCGTGATACTGTTGATATTTTTCAATATCGAAGTCGTACATAACAACTTCATCATCATTGTATTGCTCTCTATTCAACATGTAATGACAGATGTCTTGACACTTAACCCAACGTAAATCTTTGGTATAACGTGGGTCCTTAAACCATCTTAAATCTGTAATATGAAAATCGTTTACTCCACGAATTGCTTGGTCATATACACCATAATAAATTTGGTCGTAACCATTCGGTGTCGAAATAAGAATAATTTTACCTCCAGTAGATAAAGAAGCCATTGACGCCGCCCAAAAATCATCACCCGCTTCTATATATGCCGCCTCATCAAATACAAGTATTGTGGGTGTATAACCACGAAGTGCATCCGCAGAAGTTGCAACCGCTTTCACTTCACAACCATTATTCAATCTAAATCTACTTTCAGAGTTTTTATCAGGAGAAAACCCAACATTAATCCAATCCGGCCATTGTTCCAAAAAATGTCTAACCTTATTAGCCATTTCAACCGCGGTGTCCCTTTTGTTTGCAATTAATAATACTCTATCAGGATTTTCTGGTTTTGCAAATTGTAATCTTTTTGAAATCCAAGCAGCAGTAACTGTTGTAACACCAGCTTGTCTATATTTTCTTGTAATGTTTTCATTATAATTTTCATAATCATTTAATAGTTGTATTTGATCAGGAAATAATTCTAATGGTACATACTTTTTTTGTGTATTGTCGAATGTTTGTAGATATGTCTTAAGAGCGTAAGGTGTATCCTTAATAATCTTAGCATACTCTTTTAATTGTTCTAATTTTGAATTCATATATTATAAATATGAAAAAAGGTGGATTAACCACCTTTGTTTATCTTACGGGAACCAACTCACCACCATCATCTTCGTCTTCATCGTCATCAAAATCAATTGATCCACTAATACCTATTGACCTTAAATAACTATCTATATCACCATCTTCGGTTTCCTCTGTTGCATCTTCTAAATCATCTCTAAACAACGCAACAGAATCTTCATACTCTTGGTCGTTAAACATTTTGTTTATTCCGTCCATTAATTGGTTCATTAATCTTTTACCTCTATCTGAATTAGATAGGACTTCTTTCATAAACACTAAGAAATTCTTAGCGGGTAGTTTAAAAATCTCAAGAAGTAAGTAACTTTGTAATTCTACTTTATTTTCATCTGTTAGAATATCTTCAGGGAATTGACTTCTGATTCTATCCCATATCGCCGGACCTAATCTTAAATCCCACATTTCTTTTTCTAACGTATCTTCTGAACCCTCAATATCACTAAAATCACCTTCAGGTCTACCTTGTAAAGCTATCAATTCCATTGTACCTTTTATTAATTCGTGTACTAAAACAGGAAAGTTTATACCTCTCGCAATAACTTTTCCCGGTCCACCTTCCTCTTCTGGACCTTCCGCACTTTCTTTACCACCAGCCGAACCACCTAAGTTTTTAATCATTTGGTCACTAATCTGCCAATATGTTATATCATTTATTGACATTAAAGTTCCATATAAATTAAGAATATTCGGATTACCCGTGATTTGTTCTAATCTTTCGGGTACTAAATGAAACATGTAATGACCTTTTTTAGATGCACCCTGAATGATTGCGTTTATCATTCTTCTTTTTGCCTTTTCTAAATCTAAGTTTTGTAACTCATTAAAAATTTCAATTTCATTTTCTATATCTACTTGTTCTGGATTTTCTCCATTTTCCTCATCATGATTAAAATCATCCATATCTATCTCACCCATCCCAACTATTTTTGCATCAAATTCAACCGCACCCTCAGGTATACCCATTTCTTTCATCACCAATTCAATAGCTAATTGTTCTAACTCTTCTCTATGGTCTCTTTCAATTGCAACCACACTATTATGTGCGTTCATTAATGTTTGTTGAAGTTGCATAACACCTTCCATACCACGTTGTATTGGTGCATTGTCTCCAAGATATCTTCTTAAGTTTTCTACTACTTGTTTATATCTTTCTGACGCTAAAACTTCTTGGAAATTCTTATTTGGTTCCTCACCAGTAGTAGGTAATGGAACTTTTTTCATTGGGGTATCACCTTGAGATAATTTATCCTGAACACCTTGATCGGGTCTATCGGGTGTATCAAAATCCATTGCCATTTCTTTAATATTGTTTTCTATTAAAGATAACAAATTTTTCTTACTTATTTGCATTCTTCTTCTCTTTTAAAGCCTTTGGTTTAGATTTTTCACCCGGTTTTGGAGACCAAGGAGTTTTTGGTTTTGTTCCTGGGTCAACCTTAGGTTTTGTTGGAGCTGGTTTTGTTGTTGGTGATGATTCCTTTACTTCCGTATTTGAAATCGCGTCATAACTCATAAACTCAGGAACCCCATTGTGTCCTTTTTTTACATTTGGACCAACCTCAACTTCGTTTAGTTTTGTTTTAATTAATTCCATAATTTCACTTTTTGAAGTCATGGAATGAAAATTATCTTCAGCAATTGTTTCTAACCAATTTTTAACTTCTACATTTTCTTTTTTAACAACACCACTTTTCTTTTTCTTTTTTAATTCTTTATCAAAAAATTTAATCACACCTTCTTCACCACCTAAATCTTTAAGTGCCTTATCGTATATTGTTTCTTTTTTCTTTTTTTTTGATAAACCCGCAGATGGTTTTTCTTCACTATAAACCTGAAAAGGTAATTTTTTCTTTCTTAACTCATCTTGTGTCTTTACATCCGTTGAAGCAACATTGGTTATCGATTCACCAATAATTCTTGATGATAAATCCGATAGTTGTTTATCTGTAAATTTTACCAAAGTCTTTTCAGAAAAACCTTCTTTTATTAGTTTCTCTACAATTTCATTTCTTTTCATGATTCTTTGAATTTTATTTCTTCTTTTAATAAGTGATAGTTTCTTTGTTTTAATTTTTTAGTTACTGATTCAACAGACTCACCAAATCTAAATGATAGTCTATCAAACTCACTATCAAAATCAAATTTTTCCCACGCCAATGCAATTACATTGTCTACAGCATCAATAACTCCGAAATAATCGGAGTTTTGAATTAATTCTAAATCTAAATCTGTATTTTTAAGTAAACCAACTAAATCAACATATTGGATGTCAGGTGATTTACTTTGTTGTGTGGATGATGCGGGTATAACAAACCAATCCTCTATGTCAAGATCAGTTGATTTACTAAAGATAAATTCGTACTGTTTTTGACCTTTATAATCGGAACCAATTTCATTAACATAGATTAAAACCATTATTGATTAAAATATTTACTTAAGGTTTCACCAACCGCCTGGCTTATACTATTTTTTATTTCATCTAAATCGATTTCTTTCTCTTCGTCCATATGAGATGTCTCGTCGATATCTGCGTATTTTTTTAACTCATCCTCACCCATTTCATCAACCATATCAACCGGAGTATCAACAAAAGATTCTAAAGCCGCCATGGCATCCATTTCACCTAAATCTTCCTCTGGTGCAGGTTCTTCTGCAGGGACCTCTTCGTCACCCATTGATGGTTCTTCAGCGGGAACTTCTTCTTCCCCACCCATTTCGTCTTCTTCTCTTTCGAACTTCTTACCTATTTCTTCGATATCTTCATCTTCTAATTTATCCAAATCCACCGCGGATATAACCATGTTCAAAACGTACTTAATATCGTCACTTTCCATTCTATCTTTTTGATCTCTTAGTTCTTGACCTAACTTACCAGCGAATTTTTGAACTTCAGCCATGTAGTCAGAACGTTTAGACTCACCACCTTCTTCACCCTCAGGTCCCATAGATGGTTCTTCCATTGATCCCATTTCAGATGACCCCATATCAGGTGCAGGTGAATCTGCAGAAGGTTCTGTAGCCATAGGAGGTAACTCACTAGATGCATCCGAAGGTGCAGCAGGAGGTAAGTCCATTGATGGTTCAGCCATAGGGGCCTCTTCTTGAGAAGGTTTTGTTTTCAAAACATATTTTGTTGCTTCTTGTAAATCTTCTTGTCCCTTTAAAAGTTCTAATCTTTTAAGTGCTTCTGCGTATGATGAAAACTTGTTTTTGTTCTTCATAAACATACCACCTATGTAATCCAAAGATTGTTCGTTTAAACCTCTTTTTACATAGTACCCGTCCTTTTCTCTGACAATACCATATACACCACCAGTTTTGGTTTCTGACACCAATTCAGGTGAAGTTTTTGTGGTTTTATTATTCGAGTTTTTGTAGTACGCTAATTCGAGGATTCTTTTTAATTTATCATCACCCGATAACTTTTCACTACCTATTGGTTTTAAATCTGCCATTTTTTAAAAATTAAGATTGACTTATTCTTATCCTATAAATACATAGATATATAGAAAAAAATAAGTCTCTTTATTGTGTTATGGACAATTTTTTGTCCGTTATTTGATTTTTTAAATCTAATAGTTTCTTTATGTATCCGTTTCTTCTTAATAATTTGAAGGTTAAATTCTCATAAGAATACTCCCCACCTGAATCTAAACCACTTTGTCTGAATTTTTTAATCCTCTTTCTTAAATCCTCAATTTTTAATAAAACATTTTCTTTTTCATCTGAATCAACAAGATTATCTATTTTTTTAGCAAATTCCTCACCCTTATCTAAAATCTTTCTATCATCAATATTAGGTGTTTCTTTCTTGGGTTGAATAATCCATTCATCGTTTAACACAGAATAAACCCCTGAGGAAATGTGTGGTTCATTGATATCTTGAACATAAAGTTCAACATCAAACCCTTTAATTTTAATATTATGTTTTTCATTCCATACATTTTTTTTCGCATCAAAAAACTCCTTCATTATTGTATGTAATGCAACTGAATCTTTTTTATTATCTTTATCTAATTCATCGAAATCGATTAAAATATGTAAATCAACATCAGAATATTCAGACCAATTGTAATTTGCTAATGATCCAGTGAGGACTATATCGTGTATAAAAAACTCAACACCTAAGGATTCAATAAAGTCATCAGATATTTGTAATAACCTTTTTCTGAGATCTTCCCTCATTTTTAAGGTTGGTCTATGAAAAATCAATGAACACAGTGTATCCTTTGTTTTAAAAGATTTTACTATCTTTTCATCTCCTTCCCTATCTTCAATCAATTCTTCAAATAAACTCATCCTACTTTGGTATATTTATAACTTCTTGAGATATTCTCATTAAAGTATTTTCCTTGGGATTTAGCCATTCTGAATTTTGTGAACATTTCCCATGGAACATTATTATACTCATAAATAGCACCACTATTAAAAGTCACCGATAAATCCTTTGATTCGGTGTTGTAAGATGCTGATTTCAGGTTTGAGGATTCAATAATTACCTCAATCATTTGACCCTCGATTTTTTCTGATAAAATTGCCATAATCTTTTTTATGAATAATATAACATATAAATATCAAATAAAAAACCCCACATAAGTGGGGTTTAGTTTTAATTTAGAGAAATTAACCTCTCCAAATTTTTTTTCTTGTCTTTTGGTAATATCAGTTCTAATATTCCATTCTCAACCTTACCTACGATATCTTTTTCTTTAACATCATCTGGTAATATGTAAGATTTCCTAAAACCACTTACAAATCGTGTTTTGTCTGTTTTCTCCTCTGTTTCAAAAGAAATAGTTAAAACACTATCCTTTGTGGTAATTTTTATGTCTTCTTTTGTGAGACCTGGAACACTCATCAATATTTTGTAATCGCTTTCAGTCTTACTAATATTGATTTGTGGTACTGAAGTACCAACATAAGATGGTTCGAAAACTTTATCGAACACATCAAAAAACGGATCTTTAAATAATGTTATCATATGTTTTTAATTTTGTAAATCCATAAACAATTTTTTTACCAAATGTCTAAAACTGACATTTAGACATTCGTTAGACATTTTTTTAGACATTTTGTCTTAATTTGTTTTTTTAATGTTTTAATATTATATTTGTAATAACAAAACAATTTTTAAAAATATGCCAGTGGATTTCTTTGAAGACGGACAAACAACAAACCCAAAACGTATACGTAAGGGTTCAGAAACACCAATACTTGATAACTTTAGTAGGGACTTAACAAAACTTGCTGAAGAGGGTAAAATTGACCCTGTTATTGGTAGGGATAAAGAAGTGAAAAGAATCGCACAAATTTTATCAAGAAAGAAAAAAAATAATGCGGTAATCGTGGGTGAAGCTGGTGTCGGTAAATCCGCGTTAGTGGAGAAATTAGCTTTATCGATAAAAGAAGGTAACTGTCCTTCAAGTCTTATTGATAAAAGGATAGTATCTTTAGATTTAACGTCATTAGTTGCGGGTACAAAATATCGAGGACAATTTGAGGAGAGGATAAAGGCTATATTAAACGAATTACAAGAAATAAAAAATATTGTAATTTTTATCGACGAACTACATACTATGATTGGAGCGGGTAACGCGAGTGGTTCCATGGACGCAGCTAACATATTAAAACCCGCATTAGCAAGAGGTGAGATTCAATGTATTGGTGCAACCACATTTGATGAATATAAAAAACATCTTGAAAAAGATTCTGCATTAGTTAGAAGATTCCAAAAAATAATTTTGTCGGAACCAACAGAAAAAGAAACAATCGACATTTTAACTAACCTTAAAAAGTCTTATGAAGATTATCATAAGGTTGTTTATGGTGACAATGTAATTGAAACAATTGTAAAACTTTCAAAACGATTCATCACTGATAGACAATTTCCTGATAAGGCAATTGATATTATGGATGAACTTGGTTCAGAAAAAAAGATTTCAAACAAAACTCCCGATTCAATTGAGAAATTGAAAAAAGATGTTGACGATATCAGAGAGAAAAAAATCATGGTAGTTAAATCTCAAGATTATGAACAAGCAGCCAAACTAAGAGATGAAGAAAAAAAAATAAATCTAAAATTAGAAAGTGAAAAGAAAAAGTGGATTGATAATTTAAAGAATAATAAAGTACCAATTTCTTTAGATGATGTATATGAAATAGTTACACAAATAACGGGTGTACCTATTACAAAATTAGATGATAAAGAAACTGAAAAACTATTGAAACTAGAAGAGGTCCTTACTTCAAAAGTAATAGGTCAAGACGAGGCAATAGGTGTAATATCTAAATCAATTAGAAGAAACAGGGTGGGAATTAAAGACACCAGTAGACCTATTGGTTCTTTTATCTTCTTAGGGTCTACTGGTGTTGGTAAAACTTTCTTAGCGAAATCAATTGCAGAAATTTTATTTGGGGATCCTGAAAAAATCATTCGTGTTGATATGAGTGAATTTATGGAAAAACACAACGTGTCAAAATTAATTGGTTCTCCTCCAGGATATGTTGGTTATGATGAGGGTGGTCAATTAACAGAAAGAGTTAAAAACAACCCATTCTCTGTAATTCTTTTCGATGAAATTGAAAAGGCTCACAAAGATGTCTTCAATATACTATTACAAATTTTAGATGAAGGACATTTAACAGATTCATTTGGTAGAAAAGTAAACTTCACAAATACAATCATTATCATGACTTCAAATGTTGGAGCAAAAAAAGTATCTGATTTTGGTGGTGGTGTTGGATTTTCTACGTCTTCTTCCGAACAACAAAAATATGAGGTTAGAAAATCAATAATTCAAAAAGCACTAAAACAACAGTTTAATCCTGAATTTCTTAATCGTATTGATGATGTAATTTTATTTAACCATTTAAGTGAAGATGTTCTTAAAAAAATTGTGTTCATTGAAATGGGTAAATTAATTAAAAGATTAACAGAAAAGAACTATAAAATAACTTTTGATAAATCTGTAATTAATAAAATATTCGAATTGAATTCACAAGAAGAATATGGTGCAAGACCTATAAAAAGAATAATTCAGAATCTTTGTGAAGATTTTTTGAGTGAAGAGATTTTAAAAGGTAACATCATTGAAAATCAACAGATTTCGATAAAATGGAAAGACGATAAATTAAACATTGTGAAAAAAATATTGTAAATACTTGATTTTTTTCGAAAATCATATATATTTATATTCTCAAAGGTTCTCTTTGTCGATTACCTTTTCGTTTTTTTTCATAAGTAAGTGGGGTTGAATCCACTGAAAGACCTTAAAACCCCGACATCCTTGTTGGGGTTTTTTATTTTCAAAATATTTTTGTATATTTACACTTATGAAGAAATACATTTTATTCTTGATTGCTATTGCTACATTTGCAATGGTGTCCTGTGGTTCAGGGTCAACCACAACTGAAACAACTGACTCTGCGGCGGTAGAAGTTGATACAACAGCATCTGTTGTGGATTCAACTAATGTCGAAGCACCGGCTGGTGGTGGTTCTGATACAGAACAACCAATTAAGTAAAATATGGGCCGGTATCAACACCGGCCCTCTTTTAAATTTATTTAAAATGGAATATGTTGGTGATTTAATATTATTAAGAGGTTTACCGGGTAGTGGTAAATCAACTTTAGGTGAGGTAATCCTTAAAACACACGGATTAAATAACACTAATTATGTTTTATCCGCAGATGATTTTTTTATAGACGAAAAGGGAAATTATAATTTTGACCCAACAAAATTAAAAGAAGCTCACAATAGTTGTCAATTAAAATGTGCGGAGAGAATGAAATTACAATTATCTAAGATTGTAATTGCAAATACTTTTACACAAGAGTGGGAAATGGATATATATTTTGAAATGGCCGAAAGATATCATTATAGGGTACACACTATAATAGTTGAAAATAGACACGGAAACAAAAATATACATGGTGTTCCTGAAGATAAACTTCAAATAATGAAAGATAGGTTCAACATTGAGTTGTAATGAGCAAATTTTTTATTTCTTTTTACAAATCATCATATCCTGAAAAAAGTGCAAGTAGAGTTTTTAAATACATTAGAAGAATATTATCAAAATGGTTTGTTATTAAAACAAACACACCCAAATCATGATTTAACTATTTGGAACTATTCCCCTAAAGTCCAATACGAAAGATTATGGGATGAAATTACAATACAATGTCGAGGATTAGTTACCAATTCAGAAGGTAAAATTATTGCAAGACCATTTAAGAAATTCTTCAACTATGAGGAACACAAACCAGAAGACATACCAAATGAAGATTATGTTGTTTATGAAAAACTAGATGGTTCATTAGGTATACTTTTTAATTATAAAAATGAGTGGATTTTAGCCACCCGTGGATCTTTTAAATCACCACAATCAATTAAAGGAAAAGAAATTCTTGATAGACACGACATCAGTGCGTGGAGAAAAGATAATACATATTTGTTTGAAATTATTTATCCCGAAAATAGAATTGTTGTTGATTATGGTAATGAAGAAAAATTAGTTGTTATAGGTGGTGTTCATACCGAAACTGGTGAAGAGATACCTGATAGTAGTTTATTTTGGACACAAGACTCAGGATTTGAAGTTGTGACAACATATAAGACATGGGGAGAGGGTTATGATTTATTAAAAGAGGAAATTAGTAAAGACAAAGAAGGATATGTGATTCGTTTTAAAAATGGTTTTCGTATGAAAATCAAGGGTGAAGAATATAAACGACTACATAGAATACTAACTAACATATCTAATAGAGATATTTGGGAGTATCTAAAAGATGGTAAACCTTTAGATGAAATATTAGATAAAGTACCCGATGAATTTTATAATTGGGTTAAAGAAACTAAGAATACACTAGAAACAGATTATTCCAAAATTGAAAACGAATATATTTGGATTTATAAAATTTTAAGTCGTGATGAAAAAATTAACGGTAGAAAGATATTTGCTGAATATGCTTTGAAATACAAACACCCATCAATATTATTTTCTATGTATGATAATAGGGATTATAAAAACATAATTTGGAAAATACTATATCCGAATTATTCTAAACCATTTAAAAAGGATGATGAATAATTTATACGTGTGTGGAGATAGCTTTGTTGATTGGGATACACCTGAAACACATTGGATTGATTATTTGTCCAATCATTATAATGTTGTAAAATTAGGTAAGTATGGTTCTGATAACCATTCTATCCTATACCAAACCGGTTTAATATCTAATTATTTAGAAGGTGATAGAATCGTAATTGTGTTCACCGCACCCGGTAGATTTCCGAGAAGGTATTTTGGTGAGAGAGAAATTAATCAGGATATTAAATACATATCATGGGAATGGTATAAAAATAAAGAATTTGCTAAACAACTTATGGAATTGCGAATTTTAGAAACGGAAAGATGGTTAAACGGTGAAAGAGATTCAGAAATCATGTTTCTAAAAAAAGTTAAATTATTTTATAAGGATTTTGAACCGGTTTTTGTGACATGGAATGAAGACTTTTATAAAATGACAAGCGATTTCGTAGAATTAATAAATGTAACATCTATATCTGATGAGGGTGGTGATAAAAATGATTGGCATCCAGGTTGGAAAGGCTGTTATGAATTTTACAAAAGACTACACCATTTATTAGGTATTAAAGAAAATGTTGTGAGTTATATTGATAAAATTGATAAACTATTATGAGATTATCTAACGAGGAAATTAATTTTTTATTGAATGAATTATCTAATGCGACCTTAATGAATGAGGATGAGATAAAATATATAATGAAGGCACATCCACAACTATATTACACTTTGGATGGAAAGAGGGAAGATGGGGTATCATTATTTACAGAAAAAAGTTATATCTATAGTTTAAGTAACAACAATTTAAAAAAATTTTTATCAGAAAAATTCAACGAAGATGTAAGTGATGTTTATTCCATACATAAACTAATTTACGGTGTTGGTGGTGTGGCTAAAAGACATAGGGATAGATTCACAACACATAAGACAGTTAGTATTATTTTATCTGATAAATTTAAAGGTGGGGACATGTACGTAAATGATGAATTTGTGGAGATGAATTCTTTAGGTGATTACGTCATATTTGACGGGGCAAAAGATGTACATGAAGTAAAAGAAATAACCGACGGTAAAAGAGAAGTACTAATAATATGGTTTTCAAAAAAACCAGCAAAATTTAATTTAATATAATGGAAACACAAAAAAAGAGGCTTTATTTAGATGATGTTAGAACACCAATAAGTGAAGACTGGATAATTGCACGTGATTATGATGAATTTGTAAAACAAGTTAATTTATATGGTTTGGAGTCATTTGACGTGATTTCTTTAGATCACGATTTAGGTGAAGGTGCAATGGTTGAGTATTACACAAATGTAAAAAATAACTTTACATTAGATTATAAAAACATTGAAGAAAAAACAGGTATGGATTGTTGTAAATTTTTAGTTAGTTTGAGTATGACTAAAAATATACCACTTCCACAAATATATGTCCATTCTGCAAACCCTATTGGTAGTGCTAATATGATGGGATACATAAACAATTACCTAATGAATTCTCGTCTACCACAAACCTGTATAAGAGTAACAATAGAACATACAATACACGAGAGTCACCTTATTTCACCCGAACTAAGAAAAGCTAAATGGGATAGAAGTATAAAAAAATAATTATTATATTTTTAATTAAAAAAAATGTCATCATTTTTTTGACTTCTCGAAAAAAATCTTAATTTTGTTTACAACAAAACTTAAAACTTACTAACATGCCCAGGACTAAAATCTTTAAGGAACTTGTCTTCAAAAAGAAGTACAAGTCCTACCACGAATTTCACTACGAAAACAAAGAAAAAATTTACAAATCAATAGTTGAATTGTTTTCTGAATTTCAAATAGTTAGAAACAAAACCTTATCTATTACAATAAGTGCAAAAATTGAAAACATTGACTGGACTACAGAGCTACTTTTCAATAAAAATGAAGTTGACATTTTGAAAAAAGATTTAATGGGTTACTTCGAAGATATTGAAGATTACGAAACTTGTTCAACAATAATTTCTTTATCAAATAACTTGACAAAATAATAAATAACATTTATATTATATTATAAGTAAATCTATCGTAAGATACTTTTATTTATTTTGTCCCAACCCCCCTCCGTTCTCGGTGGGGGTTTTTTATAATATTAATCTAGATCCAATTAAAAAGTTGTGTAAAACAGGTATACCTTTAGTTGTGTTAATATTTGCTTTATAGTTAAAACTAAAACCAAACCTCTTACTAATTTTGTAATCGAAACTACTACCAACTAAAAAACCTAAATTTCTATTTACATAAGTGTATCCACTACTTGGATCGAAAGATATTGGAGATGACATAATAAAAACTTGTGGTGACAGAGATAATTTTTTTGAATATTGGTATGGTTTTGTCCAAAAGGCAACAAATGAAGATGATAAATTTATATTTCTTTTATCTTCTATACCTTTTGTTAGTAAAGTAATAGAGCCAACGTTGAATCCATATGTTCCATATTTTATATGTGGTTTTACATATGTATAAGAAGTTAACAACATCCAAGCACCCTTCAAATAACCAACAGACGCACCATAAGAGTGTATACTATTTAATTTACCCTCATCAAATTTCATTTTAGTGTAATTCGATGATACGGCGTATTGGTCTAATGTTGACCATATCATTGCGTTTGCTCCGTATGAAACGTCACCGGCCATTGATGATTTACTGACTCCCATAGATAAAATCGCACTAAAACGACCATCTATACTTTGTGCAGTTGTTAAATCTGATGCTAACAACAATGGATTTAAATTTTGTTGTTTCTTTTTATCCTCTTTTTTCTCATCTTTCTTTTCTTCCTTTTTTTCTTCTTTTGATTCTTCCTTTTTTTCTTCTTTACTTTCTGATTTACTTTCTTCCTTTTTTTCTTCACTCTTACTTTCAGATTTAGATTCAGATTCAGATTTAGATTCACTTTTTTGATCACCACTTCCACTACTTTTACTTTCTGAAGATGACGAACCACTTGATGAAGAACTATTTGACGATGATCCACTTGATGTGGACGTATTTGTTGTAGACGAACTTGTGGTATTGCTAGCACTTGAACTTGCAGATGAACTTGCGGCAGACGATGCAGATGAACTTGCGGCAGACGATGCAGATGAACTTGCGGCAGACGATGCAGATGAACTTGCAGCCGCACTTGCTGCCGATGAGGCTGCGGATGATGCCGCTTGAGAAGCCGCTTGTTGTGTTGCCTGTTGTGTTGCTTGTTGGACCGCTTGTTGTACCACTGGATTGGTTGCACATGATAAATTGGCGTATGTGTTATAAACACTCAATAACCATGTTTGCATTGCACCACTTTGTACTTCTAAAGGTGTAAAAACTTTTATTTGATTGTAAAATGAAACAACCGCATTACCATTTACATATTGAATGGTTGCAACTTTAGTTTCACCCGTACATTTATCAACAAAAGTTTGAGAAATGATTTGTCCATTCACTTTAAGTGCAAATAGAATAGATAATATAAAAACTCCAAACCATTTTTTCATTTATCAAAAATTCAGACCTACACCAAATTGACTATAATTCCTTATTGGGTCGGTATCAAACTTCAACGTAAAATTTTTGAAATCTCTCATAACACCAACTTTCAAAGATGTATATTCGGTATAGGATTTTGGAAATGTAATTTCCCCTATTACATCTTTACCTCTGAATAAAACCCTCTCACTTCCAAACCCCAACATAGTATGTATACCCAATCTTCCAAATCTTTTACCTACACCTAAATAAAGTGACCTTTTTTTGACTAAATCATTTATTAATGGAAAATCGACTTTATCCAAAGTACCATAAGGAAAAAAAGTTGAGTTGTCTATTTCGAAACTCGAAGTGAAATCCATTATAAAATAACCTTTGTTTCCAACCGTGAAAAACCCACCTAATTGTTTATCTGTTGTTTTGTGTAAACCAAAACTTATAATTGGTTTTTTTCCTCTTATGGTATCTCTTTTTCCATCCTCGTAGATATAAATTCTACCCGGTTGTCTGTAACCCCAATCGTTATAATACCACATTGGAGACCAGTAATTCCAACCAAAATTTGGTGCGCCCCACATGTTCCATCTATTCCAACCCCATCCCAAATCAAACCATGGGTCTCTTAATATTACATTTGATCCTGGCTTTGTTGGTCTCGGACGATTCTCGTCTCTTGGTGGATTTGTTCTCCACATACTTATGTCACTTCTTTGACCTTGAATTGTTGGTCCACTTTGAACCCTTGATGGTGGATTGTTTCTCCAAGAGGATACTTGTGAAAATGTTACCACCGGAATTAATAGTAGTAAGAATAATAACTTTTTCATAGTGATAGATTTATACTATATAAATATTAAAAAAGGGAGTTTAAACTCCCTTTTCTATTTTCTTTAAGATTTCTAAATTTTTCTTTATTAATCTCATTGTTTTAACACCACTTTTTCTACTTCTCATAGGTCGTGGTTTTGTTTTTGCCTTTGCCATGATTCTCTATTTTTGAAATATACCCTTTTTAATCATTCTGTCTAAAATTCTAGCACAAGCAATGTCCAAAGCCTTTTTTGTTGCAATAGAAATAGTTGATTGATTGAATTTAACTTCATCTACTGTTGCGTCTGATAAAAAAGTTAATTCTCTTGTTGTCTTTGCTTCACCTAAACCTGATGCACCAAAAACTACACCGGTTTCTGCGTCAGTAAATCTAACTTGTAAACCTATACGAGTTACCATCATGTTCTTTACTCCATCTTTAAGATTTACGGTTTCGTCTTCTGATATTGAATAGTCATAACATTCAATCGTTACGAAATATTTCGCCAAATTAATTTTACCGAAACCATCTAATTTGTTTTCGGATATACCGGCTTGAGAAGCTTGGAACTGTTTTACCATTCTATTTTTTATCTCTGTCTTATCCTCAGTAAATTTAAAACGATTTAAGTTCTCCAAATATTCCATAGAAATATTTGCAACACCTAAACCAACACGTTTTTCTTTTAATTCAGGATACATTTCGTACATTTCATCACTAATACCACATTTCAATATTTGAATTGGAATTTGTGGACCATCATAATCCAAAAAATTGGATATATCGATTGCTGTCTCAAACGATGCTTTGTATTGCTCTGTTTGAGTTTTTCCTACAGTTTGACCAAATGAGTTTACACTAACAAGTATAATACTCAAAAGTAAAAATATTTTCTTCATCTTTTTTATTATAAATATTAAAAAAGGGAGTATAACTCCCTTTATTTACCCTTCCATCTCTTCAGACTCTTCTTTTTTATTGTGTTTGTTGTTTATATACTTGTCTACCGATGCAATACCGAAAGCACCAAGTGTAATAACCAAGAAACCATCAAAGATAAATTCGTTAATAAGTAATTCTTTACCTAACCAACCTGTTACAAGGTCAACTACTAAAGCTAATACCATACAAACGAACGATGCAAAACCAACAACTGATTTTTCGTTGATTGTGTTACCGTCATTAAATAATTCTTTTAAAAATCCCATAATTTGTGTTTTGTGTTTGTTTATTGTTTATTATTTACCCTTCCATATGGTCATCTGGTTCGGGGTCTTTTATCTTACCACACTTAAGACATTCTAAATCTCCGTCTCCATCTGAGTCACCCCAAATGTGTTCACATTGTCTGTGTGCGAAATATACATCAATCTTACCATCACCATCGAAGTCAATACCATCCATAGTACCATCACCGTCCTCATCTACTTCAATACCCATTCTTGGTTGTATTTTTGGTGATTCTGTCGCAATTGGTGGTACTTCAGGTCCAATAGGTACTTGTTCATACACATCGTTTACCTTAGGTTCATTTTTCATGTCATCTATCACCTTTGAAAATGCATCAGGTATGATGGGGGTTGGTGGAGTATTATTTACTGGCATATCCGCAGTGTTACTCATAGATATACCATCTTCTTCATCCATTTTCTGAACTAACATTTTATCCTTATCAGTATCACTAAACCAATAGTCTATGATTTTACCATAAGAACCAATGAAAGCTCCTAACAATAATAATAGAAGTTCTTTCCATTCACCACTAATTTCGGTATTTCCGATGATTGCACCGAATATACCCATAATTATGATCATAAAACCACCCAATACGATTGCAGTGATGAACCATCTACGTTTCATCATACTACCTAATAATTCTCTAAATCCACTTGGTTTTTGTTCCATACTATATTACCATTTAGGTGCCTCTTCTTTAAATTCGTCACCTTCCTTTTTCTTAGGTTTAGCAACAGGTTGAGACGCTGGTTTTTCAACCACTCTTTCTTTGATTATGGTAGTATTACCACCAGCCGATTGTTGCTGTTGATTTGAGTTTGTAATGTTAATTACGGGTGCAGCTTGTTGTACAGGTGCAGGTTCATCTCCACCACCTGTTATTTGAGTTACTCCCCAAGTACCAAGACCCATAACGGCAGTGGTTGCCACACCGATTATGGTTTTCTTTAAACCTGACCAAGTACCATCGTTTGAACTTTCTACTTCTTCTGACATATGTTTGTTTTTTAAATTATAGTTTATTAAAATCTGTTATTCCTAACATTTTATTATTTGAGTCAAATAAACCAATTCTATAAGCAGAACTTGGTAATGCTGTTGTGTAAACCTTAAGAATATTATCCCCCACTTTTACAGTTGTTGTTTCTTTAGAAACCACTCTATTAGAAATATCAAATATTTTAATAGTTACGACACCAGATGTTTCAGTTTTTACATTCATTGAAACTTCAGATGTGACAAACGCCGATTCTAATTTAATACCTACACTAGATTTAATCTCTAATAGGTTAGGTGTTGGTTCAGGCATCTCAGTGAATATGTCATCTTTACGACATCCACTCAGGACTAATACACCTAATAAAAGTAATAGTGTTTTTTTCATTTTAGTTTAATATTAATGTTGTTTTGTTTATTTCTTTTTTATTATCATCTTCTAACACTAAATATAAATACTTGATTTGTATGGATTTGGTATATATTTTTAAATTATTTTCACCTATTTTACATGTTATTTTTTCCTTACTAATTACCTGATTACTAGATACATCTATAAGTTTTATTGTATATGTTGTTGCCAAATCAGACTTGAACATTACCTCTTGTCCGTCTGAAATTTTTGTTTCTTTAGTTGAAAAAATATCCACCACTGGTTTAGGTTGTGGAGAGGGTTCTATTTCCATTTTATTACAGGATATTATAAAACCCATACAACACAATATTATAATTTTACTCCACTTCATATCTTAAAATTGAAAGTTTGTTCCTATCATAAACATTATTGGATTTTCTTTTTTGTATCCCGTAGATTCAACCAACCAATCCCAAGTTGTATTGTATCTTATGTTAGTATTCAAAACAAATCTTTTAGTTATTTTCCAATCCAAAGATGTTCCATAATAAAGGTCTATGTTAAAATTCTTTACATACCCAAAATTATAATCAATACCATCTTTATATTTTGTATATGCATCACTCATGGCAAATATTTGTGGTGATATGTTTACAACTTTTGTTCTTATAGTATAAGTGTACATCAACATACCCCTTAAAGTAAGTTCGTTTGATGCGGGTATTGTTGGGTAAATTAAATCTAAAAAATCACCATTTTCATCAACGGTGTACTCACCTTCCCATTCACCCTGATAAGAGTTCCAAAATGTTTTAGATACAATAAAACTATATCCGAATGTTCCCCACTTTTTTGTTCGATGAACATCTATTAGTGAAATATTAATATCCTTTTGAAAGTTAAAATCGGTTGAATAAAATGTTTGTAAGGTAGTAGTTCTGTTTTCGGTATTTCTTGATAAACCATAACCGCCACCATAATATTTCCATGCAGGATTTATTGATACTGCAAATGAATGACCCCATCTACCATTTAAAGATGATTTACTATATCCTAAATTTAATGTTGTGGATATTTGCCTACCAATTATACCGACAGAAAGATTTGATGATGATAATATATCTTTTGAGAAATCAATATATGATTCCAAAATACCTAAATCGTTCCAATCATCAGTTTCTTCAAACAACTCTCTGTTTGTTAATTCCAACGTGTCAGGTGTTGATATTTGTGCAGTTGAAACAAAACTGATAGAAAGTAGTGATAATATGATTATTATTTTTTTCACTTATAGAACTTTTACATTTATTTTATTTAACGATGTATTAAGTGTTTCTACACTTTTTACAGAAATCAAACCCAATATGTTTGTTATTGTAGTTTTTGGTTTGAATACTATTTTGTATCCTACATTTGATATTGTACCGCCCGATGTGATTAATGAACCCAAACTAATAAACGAACCATTATTTCTACTAAAGTTTGTGGATTGAGTATTGTTAAATTCAACTTTAGAAAATTCTATTTTTGAATTATCAAAATAAACATCAAATTGAGTTGCTCCTATTTGATTACCATTTGGATTTAATACAATAGTTGCAACGATATTGTCATCTATTTTTTCCATCATAATATCAGCTTCGACATCACCAACTGAATTAGTTGACACCGCCATTGATTTAATTTGAGACACATCACTATTATTTGCTGATGGTACATATCCTGTTGGTTGGGAAGAATGTGAAAGGTTTACATCCCCCTTCCAAGTTACATCTAACCCATAAGAATTAAGTGTACCATTTGTAAATGTGAATGGGTATCTATATC